ATGAAACAGGAGGAAAAAAATGGCTGAGTGTGCCTAATAGTTTAAGGAGGGTAGAATAATGGCTAAAAGACAACGTACTGCAATGCCGAGGCAGGACATGGAGATAACAGTAAATGGGAGACAGTATAAATTAAATCCAGGGTCGCTGTTAAACTATGTAAATACGCACATAGATACACCTGTAGTTTCTGACATATTGCAGTATATAAAAAATTCTCCGTGGATACTTGCGGTAGTAAAGAAAATTGCTAATGAGATGATACAGGTTAATTTTGAGTTTGAGGGAGATATAAAAAAAGGGAAAAAATATATTGAGCTGATGAAAAATCCTAATCCATGGAACACATATCCGCAATTCATGAAAATATTGGTTTCGTGGTATGAAACGGTTGGAGAAGCGCCGATAATCAAAGAACGTAACTTAAAAGGTGATGTTGTTGGACTGTATCCGTTAAATCCCATGGACATAATACACTATCCAGACGGAACGCAGGACTATTATACAGTATCAATGCCTGGGACACAGAAAGGCTCAATGGACATAGCAAAAGAAGATATAATATTCTGGTATGATCCTGATCCGAAAAATCCATACAGAGGGTGGGGGTTAGCACAGGCGTTGATTGACGAGCTGCAGACCGACGAGTACGCAGCAAAACATACAAAAAGTTGGTTCTATAACAGGGCAACACCTGAGTTGATAGTTTCTATTCCTGGAGTACGTCAAGAACAGCTGGAACAGGCTAAAAATCATTGGCTTCAAAACAATCTGGGCTTCATGAAGGCATTTAAACCGCATTTTGTGAATTATCAGGTACAGGTACATCCTATAACGCAGAATTTTTCTGACATGCAGCTGGTAGAACTGAGAAAATTCGAACGTAATATAATTTTAAACGTATATGGAGTGCCGCCAGAAATATTTGGTATCATAGAAAATTCTAATAGAAGTACAATAGCAGCAGCGACGGCTATATTGACAAGAGGCGTCATAGCGCCGAGAATCCTTGACTTTGAGGCTGTGATGAACAAATATTTCTTCTCTGAGGTTGGACTGCAGATAAAATATCAAAAAGTTGCAAAAGAAAGCATTGAGATGTTGATAGAGATAATGAAATCAATGCCGTGGGCATTCACAGTTGATGAAATACGTACAATAGCAGGGTTACAGAAACTCGGAGATGAACGTGGAGATTATATAGCAGTACCTGTAAATATGCAGATGACAAAAGATTTTAAAGATTTAAGCGGATTTGATAAAGAAGTATGATATAATACTAAGTGAAAGGAGGAGCAAGATGAGTACAAACGTAATAGGGCGTATATTGACAAAAAAAGAAAACAAAACATATGATACAATAATTCAAAAAGCCTCAGAAGGAGAAAAGAGGCAGTTTTGGTTTAGAGCATCTGATGAAACGCCTGATAGATACGGCGATGTAATCAGGGCAAAAGGCTGGGACACAAAAAACTTTTTTAAAGGCGGTCCTGGACCATTGTTATTTAATCACCATAGTGATGAGATAGTTGGAAGGATAGTAAAAACAGAAATCAGGGGTAAAGAATTTTGGGCTTTGGCTGAATTTCCAGAAAAAGGGGTAAATGAGAAGGCAGATCAAGTTTTTTGGATGTTGGAGAATGGTTTTTTGAAGAGTTTTAGTGTAGGATTTATGCCACTCGAATACAAAGAAATATGGGAAAAAGATAACTTTATAGGCTATGAATTCACTAAACAAGAGTTATTGGAAATTTCGGTGGTAACAATTCCTGCAAATCCTAACGCACATAAAGATTTTGGAGGTGAAGCGATGAATGAGATAATCAAAAAGATGAGCGAACAAATGTTTAAATTGTTCGAGAAGGTAGAAGAACAGGAACAAAAAATTAAAGAATTAGAGGCTAAAATAGAAACAAAATCAGCTGAAAAAGACGAAGAGCAAGAAACAATGACAGATGAAGAGAAAAAATTATTGGAAAAATTAGAAGAATTAGAAAAGAAACTTGGAAATATAGGAGGTAAAGAAAATGAGTGAAATATTATTAAAGAAATTTGAAGAAATTAATGAAAAAATTGAAAAATTACAAAAAGAATATGAAAAAATAATTAACGTAAAAGCCGTTGATTGGGAAAGATTAGCAAAACAAATGGCTGGAGAATCAGAAAGAAAAGTTCAAAAAGCTCAAGCTGGGGCATTTTTAAGATTATTTGCAGCAGCAAATGGTAATCCGAGAAAAGCTGCAGAAATGGCTGAAAAATATTATAAGGATAAAGTTTTATTTAAAGCATTAAATGAATCAACAGCAGCAGATGGTGGATATCTTGTACCACCTGAATATGCAAGAGATATAATTGACTTATTAACCGCAAAAACAATTTTCAGACAAGCTGGGGCAACAGTATTGCCAATGAAAGGTGGAACATTAAACTTTACAAAGAAATCCACACCTTCTACAGCATCATATGTAGGAGAAGGACAGAAAATCGCTGTTTCACAACCAACATTCAGCCAGGTTTCATTGACATGGAAGAAACTTGCTGCTATGGTTCCTGTATCAAATGATTTATTAAGGGATGCATCAATGAATGAACAAGCTGATAGATTAATAAGAGACGATGCGGTAGAACAATTAAGATTAAAAGAAGATATAACATTCTTAACAGGAGACGGCTCAGGAGGTGTAGCACCAGTAGGTGTATTAAATCAAACAGCATCAGGACATAAATTTGTAAGAACACAAGCTGCATCACCTTCAACACCTGAAGAAATAGAAGCTGACTTGAAAAAAGCAAGATCATTATTGATGAAAGCTAATATACCAATGAGCTCACCTGCATGGGTAATGGGCATTGATACAATGACAAACTTATCACTCTTAAAAGATTCAAATGGATTCAAGGTATTCCCTACTCTTGATAATGCAACACCTACATTGTTAGGAATAAGAGTATTGACAAGTTCTGCTGTACCAGAAGAAGAAGTATATTTAGTTGATTTCAGACAAGTAATAATTGGAGAATCAGATAATCTTATAATTGACATATTCAAAGACGGCGCATATGACGACGGATCAACTATAAGAAGTTTAGCACAATATGATGAAACATTAATTAGGGTTATGGCAAGACACGATTTATTGATGAGATATGACACAGCAGCCTCTATTATAACAAGTATTGACTGGTAAGGTGATTACTATGACATCATATACAAGAACTTATCCTGAAAAGTTTAAATGGAAAATCGGGTCTGTAGTTAATAAAGGACTACAGGTCCTTTTAAAAGTTACATTTGCTTATGGTTGGATTGAACAAACTTATCAGAAAATGGTAACTCCAGAACAAAGAGACGAAGAAGGTAATATTACTCAGGAAGCAGTGTTTGAAGAAGCAGTACAATATGTAGGTAACATGGTTGATGAGGAAATAGAATTACCTGCTATGATGACACCTGAACAAGTTAAAGATTATTTAAATGCATACTGGGGAGATAAATATGCATTATTAGATAGAAATTCAGAAATTTTACAAGCATTAAAGCAAATGGCAGGTACGAAGGAAGGCTGATAAATATGATTGTTAAGCTGAAAAAAGATTATTTAAGATACAGAAAAGGTCAAAAAATGCAAGTAAATTTAGCTAAAGGAAAAGATTTAATAAAAAGAGGCATAGCTGAAGATGTTTTTGAAGGCAAAACAATGATAAAAGTTAAATTTATAAAAGATTACATGGACACAAAAAAAGGAACAATAAGAGAATTGCCAGTACATAGAGCATGGATGCTTTTAGGTAACAAAATAGTTACATTGGAGAAGGAGAAAAAACACAAAACGATGATAAAGAAGTGATAACATGAAAACATTTGAGATAATAAATGTATCTAATAACGATTTATTGAGTAAAAATGAAATAGATAATTTATTTGGATCAGGAGCGGGGGACAAGTATGTGCCCCTCGCTAATGATTTTATACGTAATTATTGTGATAGATATTTCTCTTATGGGCAATTTCGAGAAACATTTTATGGTAG